GTCCGGCTCTCGTGAAAAAAACTAAAATAATATTTAATCAGAGTACGGATTTTGCGTCAAGAGTCGAACACCGCCCCAACATTTGAGACATCAAAACCAAATGTCTCAGGGGATCCTCAGGCGACCGTACGGATATTTAGGTTTGCACTGTTAATTTGTACCCAAGACATCTACTTGTCACACATCATGTTGCTTCATCATGCCATTTTGACTTGCTGACTTCCTTCTAAATACTCTCTTCAGACAACTAAATACAATGGGAACAATGATTCTAATCAGTATATAACATACTACTAAGCCTATAATCAGAGAAACTGCCATGTACAAATAAGTTATCCATGATAGGCTAGAGAACCATTTAATGAAGGATTGTACGAAACTCTCTTGAACTTCATTATCTATTATGGTTTCATTCTGATAGCTAGGAAGTTTGCTAGGAATGTAAATTAATGTTCCAGATACCTTCACTGACTGTTTATTCACCCCACAACTAGTTTCACACTCAGTGTTCACTCTCTCCTTATTGAAAGGAACATTAGTGCACCATATTCCTTTATTTTCAATTGTCTTCAATTGAGGGATGACATTAGGGCAACTCATTCTGAATACCGCAGGGTAACTTGTAGCTGATGTGTCTAAACACAACCTAGCCCCTGAATCACAGCGATAACAACCAGTCAGATTCACAAAATTAGTACCACATTCTATCCTGGATTCAAGAATCTCTACTTTATAACCATTCATGCTGATATGCAGTGTGAATAATGCAGCTTCATGACTATTTATATATGGAATATTTCTTGATGTCTGTTCTATTGTTAGGCCGGTGAACTGCTTTGGTAGTAGGTTGGCAGAATAGATTTCATCTATATTTAATACGCTAGCTTTAAATGATATATCATTACCATTTGTAGAGACTTCATGCAAACCTTTTATAAAAGAGCACCTAGTTGTCATGTCATCTGCATCTTTTGGCATTGGACATTGTATTTCACCCACTTTTCCTATAGTTGATTCAGACTTAACATTGCAAGGTGCAGTTGCTATTGGATGACCCTCAAATCTTACTGATGATTTCTTCATGAAACACTTACTATAAAATACATTAGGCTTCAATGAAACACTAGTGAGTCTGATAGTAAATGTTTCAGATGCATATGGCTGACTTGATGAGATATGCATAGTTGTTGTCTTTGCACTTGATCCAATTGTTGTAACATTCACCTCTGCATACCATTCCCATGTTGGACAATTAAAGATCTCATAAGTGTCACCAATAGGCTGATAGAATACTCTATAATACTTGCATGCTGATTCAGCTAGAAAACAACCATTTCCCCAGAACCCATTCACCAGTTTGCAGCCTGATTCTCCTGTTATGCTGAACAAGTGCTTATTAGGAATGTCCACCAATTGATCATCTGGTTTGACTGATTTACAATGGTCCTCATTGCATGAACCAGCACCTGAACATCTGTAAGTGGATGATATAGAAGGCTTCACATTGGATGTGTAATACAGAGTAACTGGATTACAGGCTAATCTTAGCCCTATGGTTTTAATTTGTATTTGATTTAGAACCTCCATTGAATTCTGGCCTCTTATGTTGATACATGACACTTGACCTATTGGTGCTAAACTCAGCATGATATCCTGTTTGATGAGACATTCTGCTCCCATACCTTGTGATGTGCAGTGCATACTATCGGTTGTTATCACTGATTCTACAGAACAAGATAAAGCAGAATCAAGGAAAACCACAATTATGGTTAGGATAACAATTGGGTATATGGGCTTAACAACTATTGGTTTCAGAGGTGCTCTTTGTGGGACATTAGTATACCTAGGCCTGATCTCTTTCACCTCAATCATCTCAGTGTCCATTTTGGCTGCATCACTCAATGCCGTGTAAGCTTTGTTTGCTTTCTTCTTTGAAATATTAGTACAACTCTTAAATAATAATACTATACACTTAAATACTATCTTAAATACCTTAAATACAAAACCTATAATCTTAAATATAACAGATAACATAGACGTAATTATGTTTAAAAGTAGGATAGGAACTATAAGTAACATAGACCACACAGCAATCACTGCTACAGGATTGCAATGTGGATTCATTAGGAACTCTTTACATAAGACACAAGTTATTAAATTACAAAATTCTTCAATAGTACAGAAAGTTGATGACACATAAGGCTCTAGTGATGTGTCATTAGGGTACAATCTATAAGTAACATTTCCAAGAAGTGGCTTAGGGTATGAAAGTTTAAATCCCTCTTTTTGGCTTTTGATTTGGAAGTACTCACACAAACTTTTCTTGCAGACAGAGAGCAGATCATATTTTGGAATATTTGTTAGTTGAATATTACCCTCTTTGCATGTCATAATACAATCTTTGCACTTTTGCCTTACCATCAGGGTCATGGGTTTCTTCACATTAACTTTGAAGTGGACCAGAAAGTCGATAGGAACTAGCTTCTCATAGTATCTTGCAGAGATTGATCCAGCTTGTTTTGACACCTCACAAGAGCAATCTTTATCTCCCTTGAAATGTCTTAGATATGTCTCATCTCCCTTCATGCATCCATTGATGTAACCAGGGTGCTCAGGATCCTGTAGTTGAGAGATGTTGCTAGCAGTGCATGAATAAGAAGTTATCTTTGACAAATCTGGCAAGTAACCATACTGTAAATCATTCTTTAGGATTTGCCACTCACCACTTATTCTACCAACTGATATTTCTTCAACACTGGAAATAGAATCATGACAGGTTTCAATCACAAGATCGCCTACAGAACAGTAACCTTTAAATTGCCTAGCTAGAGAATTGTCTAGATTAACTGACAGTTTATGGATATAGTCACTAACTCCCAGCTTCAAGATGTTGGTCTGATGCTCGACAGTTAGTTCAGTTGATGGTTCACAAAGGAGGGTACTGGGAGAAACGTGTTCTGATGGCCCACAGAATCTTGATATGAAGCAAATACCATCACTCTTGACAAAAGCCATTAAGATTGACCTAGAAGGCTTTTCACTTAGGATAGCAGTCGCTGATGGCATCTTTTCCTCACACTCTGGCCAGAAATTAGCACCAAAAGCTGTATTTGCTATAGTCATTTTGTTGTACTGGAGTTCCTTTTCTACATAATGTCTAACATCAAAGTCTCCTGGTTTGACCCCTGTAAACACATCAACATTTGATCCATGGACAAAATCATAGTTTCTGCGCTTTCTTATCTTTGGCTCAGTAAGTAAGGCTTTCTTATGCTTCAACATTAGTAAATAGTTATGATTTATCCTCAACTTGACTTCATGTTCAGCAATCTCTTCATCAATGTTATTCAAGTAAGCCGAGATGTTGAATGATGGTTCATCTGCTATCATACTCCTGACCATTGTATAATTTGATGGAATTTTACCATGATCTTTTATTTTTATCAGATCCACATAGTTTTCTATGGAATCTCTCAAGTCAATCAATAATCCCATAGTAGACTTCTTTTCAGAATCAAACATCATTTTCCTTGCTCTAACATAAGCATTAACAATATCAATTGGATTGCTTATTGGTGAAATTGGAGTATTCCCTTTCAGGCAGAGTCTAGCATAGCTTTTTGACAATCTTTCCATTGTATGATACAAGATTTGATCGGACAATTTGTTACTCTCAGAATAATTCTTTGGTGAATCACTGTTAAATTCCCCAATATTTGAGAAACCAGTTTTAGCACTCTCTTGATGGGTCCCTTTAGATGATAATATCTCAACATGTCCTTGCACCAAAGGTTGAGCAGAATCAAAGTTGATATAATTTGAGAATTCAGATCCCACAAATGGAGACTCTGCTTTCCTCAAATTGGATGACCTATTCTCTGAAGCTAACTTTTTGGCTTTCCTCTCAACCATCTCCAAATCTTCCAATTCATGATGATCCAATAAAGTTTTCCCTAATTCCTCTTTAAATATCTCTTGCTCTTCCTTAGTCAAGCCCTTGTTCAAATGTTCCAGAGTAGAAGAATTGAATGCCAATTTCCTTAGGTCAAAATTTATTATGCCTTTCTTTTTAAGGATGGTATCAACAAAATCCAAAAGGCTCACACCATCACATGTCTCATTAACCAGGGCCGTTGCAAATTTAGTAAGTTCAACATTATAATTGGTGGACCTATCAACATGAGTAATCTTGTCAACAGTTCCGCCAAGGATAAAGTTAATTACCAGTCCATCATCAGATACTGCATTCAGCAGTGGGTGTAGAATAAACAAGAAGATAGATAGGAATAGATTCATCTTCATCTTGGAAATCTTTCTTTCCTTGGATAACTTCCTTTAAAACAAATTGTAAAAAACTGTTCAAGTTTAGACTTTGAATATTTCAATAAAGCGTCAACCAACTTCCAGATGTAGTTGTGTAGATTGTATAGTTTGAGAGCCGTCGCAGATCGGAA